GCCATTGCATTCTCTTTAATATCTTCTGCCATACCTTGTACGTTTAATGGGCATCCGCTTTAAAAACATGATACCCTAATTTAACATTTAAATAATTAACTCGTTTTTGTTTAAATAAATTCCCGAATTAACGGCATCGGGAAAGCCGAAAAAGAACAAGTTTCCTTATAGAACAGTGTCGCCGGAAGATTCCTCGACCACTTCCACGAAACCACCGGACACCAGGTCAGCAAGGTCAAACGACATGCCCATACCACTGTCACGGATACACAAGTAAAGCACATCCTTGTCGGTGTAATACTTGCCGCCAACCAGCTCCATCCCCTGCTTCCAGGCTATCGGGTCATCCTTCGTGCCGGACGCTTCAACCTGCACAACCTTGTAGAGAGATTCTGTACCGGGACCCAGTATCCATTGTTCGGATAGTGTGTGCTCTTGAATAACCTCGTACAACACATCATCATGGGATAAGCAGAAACCGGGGTGTACTTGACGTTCACTCTCCGACTTCTTTACCAAATCATCCCATTTTGGGAAATACCTTTTGTGGGCAAGCTTCTCCGCATTCGTCAGGTCTGCTGTGTTAATGCTTTGTGTAATGCCAGATAACAGCACATCCACCTTATCCAGATACTCGTCCGATAGGTCGGAAGGGTCAAATATTGTCCCAGCATTGAGCATCTGTTCCTTTTCAGCCTCGGACACCTGGCGCCATTGTGATGCTTCCGACGCATCGCTGATATAGGCTGTCTGCCCGAACACCCTTTCATCTATTGGCACATCCGCACTCTGTGTAAGATAGTACCCTCCCTCTGCTTGTAGTATCATTCTTGTTCCTCCTTTCTTGTTTCATTATCGTTTAATTCCTTTATGTTCTTGTCTATAGACATGGACAAAGAGATGTTCCCGTAATTGTCCGCAATGAATTTAATCAGAGCTATTTCCTCGTCAGAGAACTCCGTCTCTCCATTGCTTTGAAACACCTTCATCATAAGCGCATATCCACGCGCCCTATTGAGGTTCTGCATGATTGTATCGGCAAAATCCTCCCGAATGTCCCTTGTTATGCAGTTCTGCATGGTCACATTCGTGTAAATCTCGAATCTTTCAAAATTAATCTTCTTCATAATCAATTATTTGTTTGGATATGAATTAGTTACTTGCCCGTTAACAGAGAAAACTAACCCGATAGGTCCCAATGTAAAGCTTAGTGCGTCGGTTCCAACCGTTGAATAGCCATTCACGGATGTACCTGACATATCAAGTCTCCCGACCTCTTTACTTCCAGAATACCTTCTGAGCATTAATCGAGGGTAATAATTAGTAACCCCTCCGATAGATTCGGTAATGAAAGAAATATTCCCTACTTCATTATTATCTTGGTTATACATCTTGATGCTGTTGGAACTTGGGTCCAGTTCAATGCGAGTGCCATTCAACGAAGTGGAAATCTTACCGACTAATTCCACATCCCCATTCTCCTTTATCTTGAATGACCCATTGGGAGAGGAGACATTTTTGAACGTGCCGCTTGTAGCATTTATATCGCCATGAACCTCCGCATTCATGCAGATTACCTTTCCGCTTTCAAGCACTTGGAACGGAGCGTTGTCGGGTGTCGCGGAGCCTGCCCAGATACGTACCTTGCTGCCTTCTTCCGAACCGGACAGACCTGCTGTCACAGTCTTTCCGTCACTCTTCATAATGAGCAACTGGTTGTTCTGCATAAACGAGATGTGCGCACTCGGTGATATGATGAGCGACGTGAATATGGGCCCCACGTTGCTCAACTTCTCCCAATAGGTCGTGTTCCCTGGCTTGTTGCTTTCAGAGCTTGTGTGCGTGGTCTTGCATCTGTACACGTCCCATCCGTCGATAGTAGCTAGATTCCTTATCATGGCAATATCCACATAACGGGTGCCGCTTGTCAGAGCTTCGTCGTTGCGGTAAGTCACGCCCACAGCCCATTCGGAATGCCTTATGATGCACCCTTGTATACCCTGCTCTCCTTTTTCCCCAGGCTTGCCATCAGCTCCGGGTTTCCCGTCAGCACCAGGTTTTCCGTCTTCTCCCTTTGAAGCCAGCAAATCATACTCCGCGGAATTCATCTCTCCGGAAAGTATGTACCCGTATGTCTTGCCACCGTCTTGGGTCTGCTTGATTCGCTGACCGGAACTTGTTGTAACAGTCCACAGTGGAGGATTGGTCGTCTCCTTCTTGGCTATGTATGAAGAGCCGCCCATGGTAACTACACCCTGCTTCGGCACGATAAGCCCAGTATACCATCTGCCCATAGCGGTTATGCTCTCGCCCTTATCGCCTTTGATTTTAATTGGCGTGCCCCATGTCCCATCACTTGCGGATGAAGCAACCTTCTGCGACATCCATATAGCTCCACTTGTAGCATTCGTATGCCAGCCTCCGGTAGTACCGTTTCCCGTAGGAACAGAAGGCTGGGAAGTGCTGTCATTGTAAGTTATGAACACGCTCAATCCGTTCGAGCCGGCTGCACCGTCAGCACCGTCCGAGCCGTCAACGACCATCAACGACCATGCTGTCCCGTTCCATATGTATACACGACCGTTATTGGTGTCCCTATATGCCCAGTTGATTTGAGGATTGGAAGGTGGAGACTGAAGGTCGCCTTTCCATACGATGCTCAGTCCGTCCTTTCCGTTCTTTCCGTCAATTCCGTCAATGGTCATTTGATACCACTGGCCGTCTTGATATACATACGACTTCTTGTCGGTCGTATTCTTGTACGCCCAACCGTTCTGAGGAGAGGAAGGAGCAGACGAGAAATCACCTTTCCATACAATACTCGTACCAGCCACACCTTCTGCGCCATCAATGCCATCAAATCCATATTTAGCCCAGAGAGCAGGTGTGCTGAAATTACTCCATATGCCGTTTCTCTTCTTCCTCTCGCTTATCCATTCAAAAGGCAGGGATTCGGAAACGCCGATGGGGTCATCATGCCATCCGGAAGGGATGTAATCATCCGTCTGTGAAGTCGCCGGGGTGGAGGGGCGGTTTTCCTCCGTGGTATGGATAAACACTCTTTCGTAATCAGTACCGTCGCTCCCGTCCTTTCCGCTCTGAACAAGCAGGTCGTATTCCTCCGTATTGGATTCACCGGACAGAATATAGCCGTATGTCCTTCCTCCGTCTTGCGTTTGGGTGATGCGCCTGCCGTCATTTGTCGTAGTGGTCCATAACGGTGGGTTGGCGGTCTCCTTCTTCGCGCAGAAGGTGCTTCCTCCCATAGTGACGATTCCCAGTTTGGGCACGATAAGCCCGGTATGCCATCTGCCGAGCGAAGACACGCTCTGTCCGTCTTCCCCCTTAAATTTTGACCATGTATAGTCAGAAGGATTGTTACTTTCCGTAGCGGTCTCCTTGTTGACGGCTATACCGATATATTTAGTCGTGTCTTTAGGCTGTTGATACATGCCCGTTCCGTCCGCATTGTCCGAATAGGCAACCCATGTGTAATAGGTCTTTCCGTCGGCACCGGCAGCACCCGGTATACCGTCTTCTCCCTTTATATCGCTCCATGTATAGTCGGAGGGGTCATTACTTTCCGTAGCGGTCTCCTTGTTGTAGGCGAAGCCTATATACGCTTTTCCGGTAGGATTGTTGCTTATACCTCCACCTTGCGCGTCGTCGGCATATTTTATCCATGTGTATAGGGTTTTCCCGTCAGCTCCGGCAGGACCGGGAACACCTTGAGGGCCTTGAGCACCATCCTTACCGTCCACCACAAGAGGTATCGTCTCTACATCAACTTCCTTGCCGTCCACGTAGAATATGAACTTGATACTCTTCTGGAAGCTTGATACCGGTACTCCGGCATTGTTCCCGATTGAGACTTCGGCTCCACCGTCAAGGGAGTATTTAAGTTCGCCCGTCCCGGTCTCGGCCGTGCCTCCGGAAACCGAAGACTTCAACCGTGTACACGATACGGAAGTTACATTGAGATTACCATTGGCATCCTTTATCACGGCAGACACGCTCGGGACAAGCCGGTACAGAACGGCATCGGCACCACCCTTGACACCTGCCAGGGTAAACGTGAGCTGCCCGGTGTAGGCTTTTCCGTTGTAGGTGGCTGTCAACGCGACGGGTATCGGGTTCCTGCCGTCCAGAGCCACGCCCTGCTTGACACTGAAGGTTATCTCTCCGGTGGAAACGTCATGCGTCTCGGTGACGTTGGCAGGGAGCGTGCATGTTATTCCGGTGAGGGTCATCTTCTTACTGCCGTAGCTCATCCATACAACTGTGCTTATCGACGTGTCCTGATAAACCTTGCCGTCATTGGTAAGGGCGACGTTATCCATCTCGTTGGTGAGGTCTGCGAACACTGCCGATTCTCCGGGGTCACCCTTGGAGGCAATCTTCTGCCAGTCATTGTTCGTGCCCGGCTCGGCTGACGAACCGTTCTTGTTCATGCAGGCCCATGTGCTTCCGTCATGGGTCACGCTGTCGTAATAGTCATACTTTCTGCCGGATTCCCAAACGCCCTCATAGCTCAAGTCCTTGGCTGGGGTGCCGTTGGGCTTCAGGCGCTCTATCGTGCCGGAGATGTACACATTCTTGCCGTAGAACGAATAACCGGAGAAGTCCATGCCCCCTATGGAAAGGCCACTAAGGTCACCGGTCTGCATCATGACGTTAACCTCGGGGTCTATCACCCAAGTGTTGACGTGAGCCAGACGGCGTGTATAGTAACGGTTTTCGTAGGTGATAGCCTGGCGGTCCTTGTCTTCGAAATTGCCGTATGCGAAGAAGTTCATGCCCGGCATCGGATGAACGGACGTACCAACCTGAAGCTCATACTCGAACTTCATGTTTCCCACTTCGTTCTCCAATATTCTCGTCGGGGTGAAATAGGACGTTGCGTATCCGGAATATTCGATGAACCCGTTTGCACCAATCGTATCCTTTTCGGTGTTCCCCCCACCTATGTTATGGAATACGCCACGGCATATGTCGCTCACATGAAGCGTACCGTATTGGCCTTCCAGAAGGTCAAGGGTGGCGATGCGGTTCTCTGTATCCACAGTCTTTATCGTTCCGTAGGCGAACGTATTGGCTTTGTCTCCCGATATAACGTCTATGCAGTTGAAGGTAATCTGAGGTACAATAAGCTCCTCACGGAATACAGCCTTGTCCGTCTCGATGACAACCTTGCCGTTCTCGTCCAGATAGATGTAGCCGCCGCTTCCTCCGATAATGCCGGAAACGAAGTTCTTGCTTATCTGAATTCCCTTCTCCGCGGTCAGCTTGTCGCCGACTTCCAGCTTGAAGGGGGTGCGGTCGTTGGTGGTCTTGCTGAGGAATGATTGCAGAACACGCAAAGCCGAATACACATTTCTGTTTGTAGGGGATGTAGTGTCATTCGTTCCGATAACATATATGCCACTTCCACCTCCACCGGTGTATGTCTGTCCCTTCAAGGTAATATTCTCTATTTGCTCTTCCAGCTCCCCTATCCGAGAGTAGGACGCCGTTTCGCCTACCGTATATACCGGGCTGTCATACGGCTTATCAAGATTACATTCGTATCCAATGATTCTGGACTGACGGTTTCCGCTTTCAAAGAATGCGGAATTGACTAGATTAACCTTATCTCCTACATCAAAATGCTTTGCATAATCCGGGTTCTGATTGCCTCCCTCATCCAGCCCATACATATAGTCCGACATCATTGTGCAGGAATATGTATTGGGGTCTATCCTGGACTTGGCGACGTACTCTTCAGCCTTCTCCTTAAGCTCTTGTTCCGCGGCCGACACAAGCCCCAAATCCGCAATTTTGGAGCTGTCCCACCCATATAATATATAAGTATCCCCCTCTTTGGGTTTTAAGACATCATCAGGTAATTTGCGACCATAATCCTCATTAGCGACAATCTCCCAAAGCTGGGCTTTCGGATTCCATGAACCGTCCTCATTCTTTTCCGGGTCTCCCATCGGATTAAAAGTCACACCGAAATCCATACCGTTCAAAGAGCCGGACTGGAAGATTATATGCAATTCCTCACCCTCAAGAATGTAGTCCTTTGAAAATGTTATTCCGGTATCGGTAAATTGGTAGAAAGTTTCGGTGGTCTGAGTTCCATCCTCATTATTCACTGTGTCTGTATAGGTGATGACCTTTGATATATGACCGTCAGTACGAGGATATATATCGTCAAACACAACCACCTGCTCTACAGCTTCCTCTGTGGACATGTCAGGATATGCGTCTATGTATGGAGTTCCTTCGGGAAGCATGAGACGCTTTTGTACAACTCCATTAACCACGATGCTTTCATCCACTGGACGATAGTTTGACGGAATGTTACGGGTAGAGCCGAAAGCATAGATACGGGTAGCGTATGTACTCTTGCTCTCAGAGCTTGTCATCTCCACCACATTGTCCCCTATCTCAAAGTCAACCGGAGTGCCGTATTCACATCTTCCGAAGTTGATGGTCTTGTCAGTTACCCACCATTCGCAATCCCAGGTTTCTGCCATAGCAGAAAGGGCGTCTATCATATTAGTGTTGTCGTAACTTACAAGCTTCGCGGATTTCTCTACTGTAGGGGCTATGGAGAACTCAAAAGCCTCTCCCTTGTATGTATATCCCAAAGCGGCAAGATTACGCAGGAAAATGCCCATATGTACATCAAGAGTGGCGGTCAAGTTCCATGATGCCTCCTGCCCCCCTACTTCCGGGGTAAACTTGAATACCTTGTTCTTCCATTTCCAGTAATATGCGTCAAGTCGAAGCTCATAGTCATATGCGCCAGTAGCAGTGTTGTAAATAGGATTGTAGAGGCTTACAAGTTCGAACAGACCGAAACGTGAATCCTCCACATAATCACCCAGATGGAAGGTGATGGGAGAATTGACGCTGAAAACGAGTGTCATATAGTCTTCGCCCATCAGCGTATATTTCCGCTTGCTTCCCCCGTTGACAGAGGTTGAATATATTATGTCTCCTTTTACGTCCTTTATATCCATGAACACAAATTTCGGAGATAAAAAAAAGAAGCCCTAATTTTCAGGACTTCCAGAACGAACCTTTTATAAAAGGTTCGTTATTTCTTGTTTTAAGCACAGAAAATGCCTATTCCAATACAAGAATAATAATTTTTAGGGGCACCAATCCTTGCATATTTATAACAAATATGTTATATTTGCGCCGTAAACAAATGCTCTTTGATTCATGAAAACAACAGAGTTCTTGAAGAAGGCTGCAAAGATAGGCTGCCATTTTGTGAGCCACGGCAAAGAACACGATGTGTGGTACAGCCCTAAAACCGGGAAGTATTTCCGTGTGGGCAGGCATGGCTCTCAAGAAATAAAAGGCGGCACTCTGAACAGCATGATGAAAGATGCGGGTCTTAAATGACCCGCACATTTGTTTACCCTAAACTCTAAATAACAAGAAATATGAAAGTTACTGCCATTGTTGAAATGTGGGATGACAAGACAATCAGTGTTTATGTCCCCGAATTTGACGGTTTCAGTTTGAACGGTCAAGGCAAAAGCGTTGATGAAGCGAAACGTTCATTACATGAATGTATTGATGATTATGTCGCCATGCTTAAAGAGCAAGGCAATGAGGTGCCAGAAGCATTGAAGGATGTAGAGTTTGATTACAAGTATGATATAGCCTCATTCTTTGATAATTTCAAGTTTATAAGCGTATCTACTTTCGCGAAGTATGCAGGTATCAATCCGTCTTTGATGCGCCAGTACAAACAACGCATAGCCTTTGCTTCCGAATCACAGAAATCACGAATAGAGGAAGCCATACATAGGGCAGGGAGAGAAATGCTGGCGGTGCAACTTTAAATTTGGCATTTGTTTACGCAAGCCCTCTTCGGAGGCAATATGAAGGCAGTGGAATTTAGTGTTCACTGCCTTTTTTAGTGTACAAAAATGCCCCGAACCATAGGAACGGGGCTGAATTTATTATTTATAATCAGATATTGACCAATTGGCATTCACAAATTTTGCTTCATCAGTACAAGAAGGGAGTTTTACCCTTATAATGCTATTCTTGGTGAGAACAAACCTTTTTGAAGCCTTTGCATAAGTCCCATTCCTTAAAGCCACAAAAACCAAATATTCATCTCCGGCTTTAGGAGTGCCATATAAAGAAGACAAATCATTCCAATAGAATGTTTCCAAAGAGCATCCTTTATCATTGTTCATTAACAAGTCCCCTTTACTTTCTTTCCCATATTCAGATATTGGCAACATAGATTTGCTCTCTCCATTGCTTTTGTAACTTAGAGTGGGAATATATGCCATTTTCCCCCAATCCCAAAACAAAGGATTATCATCCTCTATTTCATGACCACTAACTTTGAACAAATACACATTGCCGTTAGGGGTAGGCGTATCTTCACTTGTTACTTGGATTTGTACAAATTCCAATCCTTCAGCATTATCTCCATCATCATCACTGGAACAAGAAGCAATAAAAAATGGCAAGATTGCCATTACAAACAAAATCTTTTTCATATCTATAAACGTTTTAGTTAAAAATTATGCAGCAAAGTTAATGGCTTATTTTAATATATAAACTATTTTATTTGCCAAATTTGCAACATATGTTATAAAACACTATGTAGAAGTTTTGTTTCCGCATTTCATTTGCCGTTTGGAAACTAAAGTTTATATTTGCAGTATGAAAAAGGAATTAGGAAAATGGCTGATGGATATAGCCAAGTATATGGCTACAGCTTTGCTGTTGTCTTCGGCTTTTGGAGACATGGGAAATATATGGGTTATCATTTCAGTTATTATTGCAACAGCCTTGACACTTTTTTCCGGGTTGTTACTTGTTAGAAATAAGAAAGAAGAAAAGGAGGTTTGATTATGGGAGCAATTGCAGTTTCAGTTTTTGTATCGATAGTCGCTATTGTAGGGCTTATCTATTTTAACCATCAAGACAAGAAAGAGGCACAGAATGCCAAGTAAACAATTAACATAAAAAAACATGGGTTTATCCATGAGCATTAACAGATAAATGCGCGATAAGCGTGATTACACTGGGTTTTAACCTGATTACACTAACTAAGCCGCCATGAGTATTGGCGGCTTTTTTTACGCAAATATTTTCATCTTTTTTCTTTGTCATTCCAAAAATTATGCGTTGCTTTACTATGCTACCGATAGTAATTGTTTTTTATCCAGTGTTGGTATAGAGTTTTTATAATATTATCCGATATGATTGGATTTTTCTCTATTGCATTTTTGACAAAGCAATTGTAAATTGCGAACTGTATTAGACCCGCCTTTAGATAATGGTATTATATGGTCAAATTCCAAATGTTCTTGGCTTCCACATTTCACGCAACGTCCACCATCACGTCTCCAAACCGCATCTTGAACTTCTTGCGGTATTGGTTCACGTCTCCTTACGCTTTCAATCAAACCTTCTTCTCTAAGTTCTTCTATTGCTTGTTTTCTAAGCTCTTTTTCCCTTCTTTTTTCCAAAATTTCTTGTTTTATTCTTTCTTTTTCGGCTTCAATGTATATACGTTTTTGTTTTTCTTCTTCACTTATACTCAAATCTGAATAATATCCAATTCTTTCATTTATTCTTTCTTTATATTTCTCTCTAAATTCATTTGTATCAACATCCCCTAAATATGATATGGTATTTAACAATATATCCAAATCTTTTTCATTACTGATTAATACTTGTTTTTGGGAATAATCAGAAGTAGGTGAAACAATTTGCATATTCGTCAATTGGTCAACAATCCTTCCTGCACGATTATATCCGATTGAGAATTTTTGTTGTATCATACTTATTGAACATTGCTGTAACGCCACAATCATCTTAGATACATCACAAAAGAGGGGGTCTAAATTATCATTATAAGTAAATCCAGATTCTTTTCTTGCAACAACATCAATTGCAGTGTCGATAATCTCAGAACTTATTTTGTTATAATCAGATTGCGGTTCTTCCGTTTCGTCTTGTATTGTTTGAACAGTTTTAGTCTTTCTTTTGAGTAAATCAAAAAATCCCATGTCATTTCATTTTTAATAGTTTCTCCAAATCATCAAACGAGTGAACCTCATAAAGAGCTCCCTTCACCTTTACATAGCCGTTCACTTCGGAATCGGGAATTGTATTTGTAGAAGCAAATAGTTCTCGAAATTCTACATTTAAAGTTTTTGCAACCTCAATCAATGTAGATATAGATGCCCCCTTACCACCATTTATTATATTGCTCACATATTGTGGTGCTTTCCCCATCCTTTCGGCGAGTTCTTTAGAAGTCATATTCTTTTCCGAAAGAATATCCTTTATTCTTAACTTAAAAATCTCATTGCTTATATCCATAGATAATTTTTTGTGCAAAGATAAAGTTATAGATAATAATAAAGAAAATAGGTTTACTAAAATATATTAAATAAACTCTTTTTCTTTCCTATTTCTTGTTTGATAAAGAAAATAGGTTTATATTTGCATCATCAAAGTAAACGAAACGCTAAAACATACGGATTATGAAACGCTACAATTTATCTAAAATCATGAAGTCAGCCCATCAGATTAAGAAGTACATGAAGCTGTACGGTCTGACCACTTGGGCAGAGTGCTTGAAGCAGGCTTGGGCAAGCGAGAAGAAACGCATCGCCAAAGAAGAAGCCGAAGAAGCAGAGAAGCAGGCTATGAAAGCTGACTTGGCTCGTCCCTGCGTGAGAAGCATTTACGACAACTTGTCGATACCGCAGTCAGCGTATTACAATCCGTACAGCTACGGACATTTGGGCGCTCACTATGTAGGTGATTAATAAAGGACAGAGTATAAACACTAAAACATTACGATTATGGAAGAAAAAACAGTTTATGCCGTTGTGGTCAGATATTCTGATACAGGCAATGAGTACACGAGAGTTGGGGGATTGGATAAGTACGAGGTGAAAACATTTCTTGATGTGTTCCTTCGCAACGGCTTCAACGTTGAGGTGATTCAGTAAGAAGTTTAGTATTAACAATGTGAGCAGGTGTTCGTACCACCTGCTCACGCAAAATCAACAATGATATGCAAACATCAATTATTAATTTCGACTACAAAGGTAGTCAAATTTCGTTCAACAGAGGCGAAAACGTGATGGTAAATGCTACACAGATGGCAAAACCGTTTGATAAGTCACCCAAAGATTTCTTGAAAACAGACCAAACAAAGCGTTTTATATTAGCTTTGAGCGAGGTGAAGAAAATCCTCTCGTCTGATTTAGTGCGGGTTGTGTATGGTGATAATGGTGGTACTTGGATGCACGAAGATGTAGCCTTAGAGTTCGCCCGCTGGCTATCCCCTGCTTTTGCAATATGGTGCAACGACCGCATCAAAGAGCTTCTCACCACTGGAGTAACCACCGTGAGCAATGATGATGAAGCGATAGCCTACGCAATACAAGTGCTCAACAAGCGTCTCGAACAAGCGAAAATGGAAAAGGCTATGCTCGAACAGCAGAACAACTATCTGACGAATGAAATCAGACAGTCTGCCCCGAAAGTGGCTTATGTGGATAACGTGCTTCAATCCGTCAACACCTACACTTCTACCCAAATGGCTAAAGAATTAGCCATGAGAGAAGCCGAACAGCTTCACAAAGCGCTCAAAGAGAAAGGCATCATGTTCAAGCAGTCGGGGCAATGGATGCTCACGGCAAAGTATAGCGAGAGAGGTTATACCAAGCCACGAACAACGACCTACACACGTTCGGATGGTTCGCAAGGCACGAATACCATTACCGTATGGACTGAACTTGGCAGAGCGTTTCTTCATAAGGTATTCACTAAGTAAATGTAGTTGGAATGATAGAACTAGTAATAATATTCGTCAGCCTATACTTAGGATATAGACTGTTCAGAAAGCCAGGAGAAAGATTCTTCTACAACGATTAAAACACCTAATACGCAAATTTATGAAACAGATAATCAATACCCCTTCCCTGAAGGTCTACACACACAAGACCATAGGAGGAAGCATCACCATATATCGCCATGCAAACGGAGATATAATGTTCGGAGCGAAAAACGCCAAAGTGTTGAACCGGTTTGAAAAAACACGGGTGTACAAGAAAATATGTGAAACGATTGCCACGTAAAGAAGCATGAGAGTACGTTGAGGTTTCGACCAACGCTCATGTATGACGCCCCGGCAGCAATACGGTTGCCGGGTATCCTTCACACGACAAAAGGCGGCTTGCCCATTATGGGTAGGTCGCCTTCATTTTAGGAAATAACGAACCTTTTGGGGAAGGTTTGTTATTGCCAATCCATTTTTTAGGCGAAACATTTGCATATATGTAACTTCGCTAGAAAGAAACGAAATTGTCATTTACCTCATAGCTGCCGGTAATGGAGCAAAGATACTAGGGAGTCTTGGATTGAATGTTGGCAGCTATATTAAGCATTCAAATTCAATGCTCCTTTTTTATACCATCAGCGGATGGTATGGGCCAGCAGGAGCGAGTAATGGCGTAACGGGGTTCGATTCCCCACCTGCTACAAATTCAGTCAAATTAAAATCCCCGAAAGCGGAAGTGACTGAGCCGCTGACGGGGATAACGTAGAACAATTGCAAATATAAGGATTATGACGCAATTAACAAAATCAAGTTCAAGCGAAGAAATAAAGATGTATTTCAACGCTATTTTAAAGTTACAATCAGCAAGTGAGGAATTCCCAGTAAATCTGGATGAAGTTTGGATGTTGGTATATAATCGAAGAGATTATGCCGTAGATGCTTTGAAGAAAGACTTTATTGAAAATGAGGATTTTATTTGCACTTCGGTAAAAACCGAAGTGGGTAGTAACAAGTTTGATTATTACTTAACGGTCTCATGCCTTGAATACTTTATCGTAAAAAAGATACGTTCTGTTTTTGAAGTGTATCGCAAAGTCTTTCACAAAACAGCCAAACAAATATCAATAGGAAAAGTAAAAGTCGGTCTTACTGCTAAAGTTCGTGCTTCTCTTGAGTGGGTGAAAGGTGTTAAGGGACTTTTGAACTTGAACGATTCTTCAACCCTTTTAATGCTCAAACAAGTTGCTGAACCGTTAGAACTTCCAGTTCCCGATTATACGCCCTCTAAAGGTGTGCTTAAATCGGCTGGTGAACTGCTGAAAGAAAATAAGTGTGCAATTAGTGCACAGTTTTTCAATCAGAAGATGATAGAGAAAGGCTATATGGTAGAACTTACCCGCCCATCAAGTAAGGGCGGTGTGAAGAAATTCAAGTCAATAATAGGTGATGGGCTGAATTTTGGCGAAAACCAAGTGAGTCCGAATAATCCTAAAAGCACGCAACCGCTTTATTATCAAGACAAGTTTATAGAATTACTGGAATTGTTACAATTGAGGCAAATAGCATAACTTTTTACACTTTTCGATTATGGGAATAGAAATGAATCAAAATCAAGATAATATATCATTTGAAGATATGGCAAGAAAATTGGGTATAACTGTTGATGAATTAGTCTTTTTTGCAATAAAAGAGGGGTTGATAAATGAAGATGGAACTCCAACTGAAAAGGCCCTAAGAGAAGGGTTGCTGACGATTGAATAGAAGTATGACAAATAATGCGCACCTCATTAAGTTGGGGTGCGCTTAGTATTAGCAACAATTCTATGATATGAAAATAAAAGGAGATATATCTGGGCTGGATGAATTGGAAAAGCAGATAGAGGACGCCTATTTCAACAAACTTATTGAGATAGGGAGGGAAGCGATACATGTAGCTTATAATGCCCAAGGCTCCTCTAAATATCCCAAAGTATATAAAAACCATACATGGAGATTACGTAATGCTCCAGGGTTCTGTGTTGTAAAAGATGGTAAAATTATAGCCTTGGAGGTCTATGGAGAAGGGACAAATATGGAAGCCGTACAGAAGACCACCTACTATTTACGATACCATGAAAAAAACGGGGATGGCCTTTATCTGGCAGATGGTATGGAGTATGCAAGCTTTGTACAATCAAAAGGATTCGATGTCATGGACTCCGCAATCCTTTATGCGAAAAGAATGATTAACAAGAAAATATATTAATATGGCAGGAATTTTTGCAGATGTAGACAGCGACATCAAGAAGCTACAACGGCTTAAGGCAGAGATTGAGAGTGTGAAAAAGGCCCTCACAAAAATTAATGTGAATGTCGAAATTGACATAGCAAAAGGTATGGAGGCCCAGTTGAAATCATTAATGGGACAATATGACGGGCTTATAAAAAAAATTGCAGAAGCAGAGGGGAAGATACTGCTTTCCACTAAAAAAATAAATGATGCTTCTGAAAAGATTATAAGTGCGCAAGAACGACTTTCAAAAGCTTCGGGATTAAAATCTCAAGAGGATGGTAATATTGGTGGAAATAGTGCGCAAATTGCGAGTATAGATGCACAAGCCAAGGCATATAATGAGTTGAAGATAGAAATAGAGTCTATAATTGGAACCCGCTCTCAAAACATAAAACGCATGGTTGATGAACAAAATGCCATACGTTTAATCAACGCCGAGATAAGGCAAATAACAAAAACACAAGGACAATCCGCTGTATTATCAAAAAGCCAACAACAAAGGCTTGAGCAGTTAAATAATTCTCTGTTAACTCATAAAACAGCATTAGCGGAAGTGAGGCAAAATCTAAGCAATAATGCCAAACTAGATAATGTCGCTGCCACTTCCATGAATGGGCTCTCGCAATCTTTGCAAAGAATGAGGATAACATATCGTGAGTTAACTGAAGAGGAACGCAACTCTCCCTTTGGGAAAGAATTGTTATCTTCAATTCAACAAGCTGATACCAAAATAAAGCAACTTGATGCAACAATAGGTAACCACCAGCGAAATGTGGGGAATTATGCTTCAAGGTGGAACGGTTTAAGTGTAAGTATTCAACAAATAGGTAGAGAACTTCCTTCGTTAGCTTATGGTGCAAGAACTTTCTTTTCTGCAATATCGAATAATCTTCCAATCTTGGCAGATGAAATTAAACGGGCGAAAGTACAATATAACGAACTAAAGGATAGTGGTCAGAAAGCCGTGCCAGTATGGAAACAAGTCGTTTCTTCTATATTTAGTTGGCAAACAGCCCTAACAGTTGGTATTACTCTCCTCACTTTATACGGTGATAAGGTTGTTGATTGGGTCGCTGGTTTATTTAATGCTAAGGATGCCTTACAAGATGTAGCCTCTTACCAACAGAATCTTAGTAAAATAATGTCAGAAGGTGCAAAAAATTCTGCAAGAGAACGCGTAGAATTGGATACTTTGTATAAGGCTACCCAAAATCATAAGAGGCTTTTAGAAGAAAGGAATAAAGCAGCAGATGAACTACAAAAAAAATACCCTTCTTATTTTGGTAATTTATCTAATGAGGCTATTTTGGCAGGTAATGCCGCTTCTGCATATAAATCTCTAACAGAAAACCTTTTGAAAGCTGCACAAGCAAGAGCGGCAATGAAGATAATAGAAGAGAACTACAATAAAATATATCAATTGCAGAAAGCTATAAATGCAGATACTAATTGGACTAATCGAAATAGAGAAAAGACAAAAGGAGGGACTGCCAGTGTGACAGCAGTAATTGGTGGTTCTATAACTGGATACACACAAACGGGAGAGGTCCTAACAGACGAAGCAATAGAATACAATAGAAGAACCAAAGCTTTACAAGAAAACAAAAAGGCTGTAGATGCCTTGAAGGATGCTAATAACGCTTTGATAGATTCTATTGATGTAAGTGCTTTTGTTGCAGATAATGGTAATATTTCTGGCGTAAAGGATATAAACGCCTACACCGACCAAGTGCACCGTATTACCGAGCTTGAGCGTAAACAGACCATTGAGCGCCAACGCCAGCAGCAGGACTTGGATAACCAATTGGAACAGTCGCGCATTGACAGCTTGCAGGATGGCTACGAGAAGGAGCAGGCGCAACGTGAACTGAACAACAAGAAGGAGATACAAGCCTTAGAGCGCCAGAAGGAGGACTATATACGTGCCTATATACAAGGTCAGAAGGAGATATTCGATGCCCAGGAGGAATTGAAAGCCAAACAGACAAAGGGATATGTGAGGCAAACGTTTGACGCCTCCACCATTAATGTGAAAGACATTACATCGGCATGGGACAAGATTATCAAGAACACACAAATCGGACAAGGTGTTGACGAATGGCAGAAACGTGAGAATGCCATGAATGAATATCTTATTGAATACGGAACATTCTCCCAAAAGAAAGCAGCCATTGACAAGAAATATGAGGATGCCATAAATAAGGAAACAGATTTGGGTACAAAAAATACCCTTCAAAAACAATGGGAAGAAGCCATATCGTCCTTGAATATGAGTAAACTGAAGGAAGAAATAAACTGGGAAATGGTATTTGGGGATTTGAGCAAGATAACAAAAGAACAGCTTACCAAAATAAAGGCACAAATTCAAGAATTTAAGGACTCCGATGATTTCAAGGACGCTACTCCTGAACAGATACAAGTTATAGAGGGAGCTATAAACTCCATCAATAGCGCAATGGTAGACAAAGGAGGAATCTTTGGAGGAATGACTGAATCTCTGAAAGAGTTGGCGAATGCTACGGAGGAACTGAAAAAGGCAGAAGAGGAACTTGTCAGAGCAAACAATGAAGGCACGGAAGCGGAAAAAGAGGAAGCCCAAAGGAAAGTAAATAAAGCACAGCAGCGAAAACAGAATGCGGAAACCGATGTAACCCGGTCAAGCAAGAAGACAATAGACAACTTGATAATGGTCGGTGATGCGATAGCCCAGTTGGGAAGCGATGCAGAAATGAGCCTTTCCTCATTCGGAAATGCAGCCGCGAGTGTGGTTGATGCATTTACTGAGGCTGGAAGCAAAATTGGCGGCATTGTCGGTGCCATATTTTCAATACTTGAAGGAATACAAAAGCAAGGGTTGGCTGGTTTTGTAGGGAACATTGTCGGTAATGTAGCTGGGGCTGTTGGAGGGATATTTGATACTCTTACTTTTGGCGCATTCGGTCTCGGTGGTGCTGATTATTCCCGTTACAACGAGATGGTCGAGGAATACAACAAGCTAAATGAGATATGGGATGAACTGATAGACAAGAAAAGGGAATATATTGATATGTCCTACGGCGTTGAAGCCGACAAGGTGGGGCAGGAAGCCATTGACCTCGTAGAAAAACAGATAGAGGCATACAGAACACTGGGAAAGGAACGGCTCAATTCCGGTGCGTCTGTCGGTTCCCATTCAATTGGTAAGCGCATGGCAAAGAACACCTCTTCAAGCGACTGGCAGGACATCGCCAACGCACTCGACATGTCAGTCAATGCCGCCAAAGAGTTTATCGGGACCGGAAGAATGACCGGACTGTTTGACCTTACCGTTGAGCAATTGGAGAAACTCAAATCCGATGCTCCAACATTCTGGGCAGACATGGACGATGATGTACGGGAATATCTGGACAGTATCATTGAAGGGGAGGCCAAGATAGAGGAAATACAGAACCAGGTAAAAGAGCAGCTCACCCAAACAACCTTTGACAGTGTTTTTGACAGTTTCGTGGATACCCTTATGGATATGGACAGCTCTGCCAAAGACTTTGCTGAGGATTTCAGCGAGTATATGCAGCGCGCCATCCTTACTAACATGGTGGGGGAAAAGTTTTCCAAAGAGCTGCAGGACTGGTATGACTCCTTTGCAGAAGCAGGGAAAGACAAAGAAGGAATAACCAAAGAAGATATGGAGGAGCTTCGTAAACAGTACGAGGAAATAGTGGATGCTGCAGTTGCTGAACGTGACAAACTGGCCGAGATATTCGGATGGACCGGAGAAGCCACCCATCAGTCTGCAAGCAGTAAAGGATTCCAGTCCATGTCCCAAGACACCGGAGAGGAACTTAACGGACGTTTTACCGCCTTGCAAATTGCCGGTGAGGAGATAAAGAACCAGAATATAGCACAATCCCAATCCTTGAGCATTCTTAATACGAGAATTGACACCATATCTTCCACAAGTTCGAATATAAGAGACATCGCGAGTGAGACGCGTGACATAATAGCCAGCTCTTATCTTGAGCTTGTGCAGATTTCAGAGAATACGGGAGCGATTGTGAAACCCGTACAGCAAATGCAGAAGGATATTGCGGAAGTGAAGAAAAATACATCAAAATTATAGGCTATGGAAGCGAAGTTATTAATTAACAACAAGGATGCTTATGTCACATGGGGCGTAAGAATGGATGACGGATTTCTAACAGCATTGTGCGCTCCCTGCACGATGAAAGAATATATAGAAAACGAAAGCCGTCTTGAACACGGGAAAAGAGTGGTGACAGACAATGCCAAAGTTGCTTCAAGAGAAGTGACCCTAGCATTTACAATAACCGGAACGTCACAATCCGATTATCTGGCAAAAAGGGAAGCCTTTTTCCAAGAACTTTATAAAGGAGCGGTATCAGTAAAGGTCCCTGCCAACAGCAATGATGTGTATCACTTGATATATCTTGGGAAAAGCATATCTTACGCACATAATAGAGCAAGGACCTCTGGTAAGTGTGCCATGAAGTTTGACGAGCCAAACCCTTTAAATAGGACATAGCTTTTGTTTTTATCGGGAATTGATTAAATTTGCAGTCCCCGAAACAATAGAAGCAACATGAATCCTCTATGAAGGAGTGTAACCCGTAGTCAGTCGGGTTCCGGTATCTATGCCGGTGGGGACACTTCTTTATAGGGGATTCGCCATTTAAAAACTGATATTATGAATATACCTTTCTTTTTAGCAAAAGTATCTATTGATGATTTATCTGCAAATCATTCTTTGTACATTAGTTATGCAGCATTTCTTGTAGGAGTGCTAACAATACTTGTTACTGCTCTTATTTGTTGGCAAGTTTTCAACTATGTGTTTATTAAGAGGGAAATGAACAACATTGTAAAGTCTGCCCTAAAGGATTTTCAGAAAGATTCTATTCACGTTTTGAAAGGAATGATTCTCATAGCGAATAGTAAATCGCTGTTATGGAGCAGATTCGCTCAAGCTTTTGATGACACTATGATATCATTGGAAGAGGTCCTTAAAAGTAAAAACAAGAATTTGAATAAATTTGCTATAGAATTCCTTATGGATTATTTGGCTACAATAAAAAAGGACATGGAAGAGCGATTTAAATGCCCTATTGTTTATAAAGGTAAAAAAGATATTTATATTCGGATTCTAAAAAGGACGAACCACCCTGATAAAGATATGTTTATTTCTATGATAGATAATGCTGAAGAAATAGAGGAAAATAGGAATGATAACATACGAATGGTAGCAGAGAACGACATTAATAAGAAGTGTTAGTCCGTGTATCTACTTTTGTTATCTTTTTCTTTAGCATGTAGCATCCATGCCACTATCAAAGATATGATAGAGCCGTAGATAATAGTACCAATCATTAGATAGACGCCCATTTGAATCATAACCTTTTCTTTTTCACAAAGATAGCGTTTTTTTTCTTATTATGCACGAGTTGAGGAGAAAAGTATTCGGTATAATCATTACCTTTGCCGCAAAAACACCAAACCATGGCACAAGAAAGTAAATACTCATACGACGAGGAAAGCGTGAAAGCTATCGTCCATTGGGCTTTGACGGCCCCGCTTCCCAAGGAAGTGACATTAAGCGAATCGGAACACATCATCGATACGTCCATGTACGTCCACGCCAACATCTGCGACATCAACCAGCACTATCCGGACCCATTCTACAATCCGGCGATTGACAGGCTGTACAGATTGAAAGAGGTTATAGAAAAATAGGAGGTTGTGCCAGTGTTCTGGCACGCCTCTATCAGTCATCAAATTTCCGGTTTTTGAACATATCGCTATCCGTGACTTCCTGCATCCTCTCACCGTAGCATACCCGTAGCTTATCCTTCTGCATTATCACAAGATTGCGATATGGTATTTTATTCACTACTTCATCGTAGGACAAGTGAAGTACATCCATGAACGTGGCAATTTGCCCCAGGAGACAATCATTACCTATAACTTCTGTTTTGCTGTCAGATTTACAATATTCCTGGCTAAATCCGACAGCCTGATAAAATTTTCCATAGAGACCAAAGAAAAGGCTATTCCCAACGCATTCAGGAGCTCCCCCTCATGCCCATGGCACAATTCATCCGCAAGGCTTTCATCATCCATTATAAACCATGACAATGCCCTACCCACGCATTCCATATTGCTTAAGGATGCGATATATTCTCCCATAGTCTTTACCTCTTCGCCAATGTCAGACAAACACTTTGCGGCACCGGCTATTCTATGTATTGTAGGTGGGTATATCGTATATGCTTTTCCGTTTATCAGCACAGTTTTGAAATCCTCCCCAAGAATGGACTCATTAACAATCTTCCCAGCTTTCATAACCTAAAATGAATAAAGGTGGTGAGCCGATACCCACCACCATGATTTAAAGGGTTTCAGAAGAGACCAGTGTAACATTTTTATTGACTGTCTTCCCGGCATCGGAAACACTTGTATTAATTGTTCCCGATTGTGTAACATACCCCGTCTTAGACACTTCATAGCTTACGGTTTCCCCGACGTTCACCCGTTTGGACTTTACCGTATCGCCGTCCAGTTTAACGGTCGCATCAGAAGGGGTAGGTGTTACCATGACTGTAGTTCATGCGGCATCAACCTTTGCGCCGTCAAACAGATAATCGCTCTTGACGCCCTCATTCTCATTTTCCATAGCAACCGCAGTAACGCCTAGACCGATGTTCTTCTCAGCCATAGTTCCCTTAGCAATCACAGCCGCATTGGTAAACACGACATAATTACCGGTCTTGGTCTGTCCTACAATAGCCTTGTTCACAATTCCGGGAGTATCCGATGCTGCCCAACCAGCGTCTGTATCAACCTTTTCACCTCCCTGCAGGTCCACCTTGTCATCAAAGGTGAATTCTCCCATAGTGAAAGTGATTGTTTTCGCCCCGTTCTGGGTCACATCACGATAATAGATTTTCCCGGTAAGCTCATTGATATAGTCAGTATAAGTAGGGTCGTCCTCCGTATACTGCCATGTATCCTGATGGGAATTCTTCACTTCTGTGGCTGTTCCTAGCCACGTTTTAAGAGTTGTTTTGGTAACAGCCTCAGTTATCACATCGCCATACCATATTTTCTTGATTCCAATAAACGGTTTCATATAATTTTCAATTAATGTTTAACACTTCAAATGATAATCTAACACTCACGTAACTACACTTCAGTCCTTCGTCCCTTTCTATACCAATGGAAGACTTGGATATAAAGTACCAGCTTCCGTCGTATTCATCTACAATTCCGTCTCTAATCCACAATTCAGCAAGCCGCTCGACCTCATTCAGCCTTACAGTATTGACCTCATGCAGATAGTCAGGTACGCAAATGTTTACATAAGCAAAGGCACTCTCCCAATAGGTGTCTGGGGATATTGGGGTAGAGATGACAATGACAATAGCCTCTTCTTCAAGTTCGGACTTTATAGGATTCCAGCTGTCATATATCTCCTTGATTCCAAAGTCTTTTACCCTTTCAAATAGTATTTTGTATATATCACTTGTTACTATCATATCCAATATTCTGAATAAGAGAAAAAGTTTGTACTTTTAGGTATATATACCTCACCCTCTCCCCTTACCTTATCACCATCCAAACAACGGATATAATCACCAGCTTTTATCATTGGATTCCTCTCGGAAACCACATGGTATAACGGGCGGTATATTTTACCATTCTCAGACTTGAATTCCCTGGTGGTATTGTCATCGCAGCGGCATCTTCCCACAGTCTTCCAGCTTTCACTCCCGGTCCCAGGAATGGGACGATTGTATTCATCCCTTTCTGGAGAAGTAAAAACCTTCAATTGTAATATATGCGGGTGAAAATACATTACCATATTTCTGATATATCCCTAATTACACTCAATCCGACCAGTTCGGCAGCATCACCATTCAGCTCAATGCCATATTTCCGAAGCATCAGTTTTATATGTGACTTTATGGCATCAGTCCCCCATGATGCAGAAAAGCCATTTTCATCTACCGATGTGGGATGCATAATGTTACCCTCAATAAAATTGTTGATGGAAACGCCAATTAGCCTTTTGTCATCATCGGAAGCCTCTTTCCCTGCATCGAACCCGAAGTCAACCGCAAAGTCAGAGGCTCCCGCATCAGATATCACTCCGATATAGGAAAACCTCTGCTTTATGTAGTTTGCAATTGTCATTACTTCTCTACTGTCAATGAATATATGCCATTAATCTCAGTGATAATCGGTAAAGACAAAGACTGTGCCTTGGTAAACTCAACTCCATTGGAATTGTCTGTTTCACCCTTACCCCATTGGGAAACACGTATTCTTCCGTAATTGGAATAAGTGACACCCGGCTCTTGTCTTAATTCATTGTCTGCATACGCATTTTTGATAACTCCCAGCTTGCCTGCCGGAATAAACACCAAGTTTTTATCATTCCATGGAGAATATTCCGTCAATTTACCGTTATTTTGAATACGGGTAGTACGTCTGATAACCTCAAAGATAGGGAATCCGTTCTGACGCATGAATTCATTCAAATTAGACAGCAATAAGGGCGTGGAAGATTTATCTTGGCCAAAGATGACCAGTTTCATCTTCTTGTTCCGAAGAATGTAGGACAATCGATTCTGAGAAATAAGTATTCTATCAAAAGTAACCTTATCCTGAGAAGCGTCCAAAATCATTTGAATATCTTCAAAACAATCCACAGTATCGCTATTATCCGTATTCCAGTCTTTTGTTACACTGGCAATATTCTCCGCAGGCATTTTATGGTCAATCACACCACGAACGCCCCCCTCCGGGTTGTTGTTTTCATCAAAAGTAAACACCCCTTTGTTAGACAACGCGCCTAAGAAGATAATGTCAAGCTTTGACTGAACAGAGTTAACCACCTTTGTAACATTGTTCCACATCAAATTGATAAGCTGTTGCGTCTTCTGATTATCTGTAAGCATGCGGGAATCAAGAATCTGCAATACTTTACGATAATCCTCAATAGGCATGGAATAACTCATCTGATGTGTGAGGACTTTCTGCTTCAAGGTTTCAAGTCCTTCCGTACCCATAATAGGCTCCTTACCTTTTGAGTCCAAAGTCGCAGCAGCCACACTTAAGTTATACTGTCCAATCAGCTCCTCAAAGTTAAGTCCGATAGTCGGTATGTCCCAATCCAGAAATCTTTCATAAATATTCTGGTCAAACAATCTTTTGCGCAGCTCAGAAGCGGCATCAATACGAACCTGCACCTGCTTGGTGAGTTCGCCAAAAATCGAGCTATAAAATAATCCCGGCATAGTTTTATTGTCTTACATATTTAATACTTGGATTATTCTTCATGCACCATCCTCCCAGCAACCATTCATCAGGCATAGGATAGGCAACATCTTTTAGAATAATCACATCATAACCCGCAGAAACAGTCTGAAAACTCATATTGGTTTTATATTCATAATCCGTTTCCACAACAGCATTCGGTTCACTTCCCGCAACGACGGCAAACGCATCTTTTGTCGCACCAGTCAAGGCAGCTGCCAATGTCAGCACATCATAATCAGCATTCGAACTGTCTATCGCCGTAATAGCCTGCTTATTTTCTCCAATGGTCAGCTCTTCCCCCACCTGCACCAGACTGCCTTTAACAACTCTCGGAGAGGAAGTAGTTCCTCCCGACACGATTTTAACAGCCTTGCAAACGGTACATTCCATTTTTGAGAAATCCAAAGCAATGGGAGTCCCTTTTCTTATCAGAGTTCCTTCTGGGAACGTCTGCTTAAGCTTGAAATCCCCTGGAAGGACTTTACATTCACCTCTCCAGAATACGGGAAAGTTTCCCTTAATTGTTCCTTTTTCAAATACAATAGCCATAACTTATTATTATTAGTTAGCGTCCGGCAAACTTTCAGCCCATTCCCTGGCCATCTCTTTACCTTGGGATTCAGGAGTAGATAAGGAGAACGCCGAACCTTTATCCTCCAAACCTTTTGCCACCTCATTTTGTCTCACCTTGGATAAGTAGGAATCAATTGCCGACTCGTCCATATCCTCTGATATGGCAAATCCTTCATCGATTCTTCCTTGTGAGATTTTGAGTTCCTTGGCTTTTGACATGATTAAATTGGCCCTTGCCGCTTTCGCCTCCTTCACCTCATAGGAATTTAGCTTTTCTTGAAGGGGATTAAGCCTTGCCGCAATTGCATCATCAATCATTTTTTGGATATCCGGTTGCTTGCTATCGCCCCCTTCATCCGCTTTTGCTTCCTCTTTCTTTTCCCTCGCTTTATTGACGGCGTCTGTCACCCGTTTGTCAATGCCGCTCTGAAGAGACGAAAGGAATGCTTTTTGAGCAGCCACTATTGTGGCCAGGTTATCCTCAGTTACAAGACCGGTAGCTTCCAGAGCTTCGGAATGTCCCTGAAAGATGTCATCGCTTAACCCAAGATTTGAATAAGCTTGTTTTAAGGCTTGAAATATTTTCTCTTTCATACATAACTTGTTTTAATTCTGTATAAAATTATACATTGGTAATTATTGGGTAAAATTTTCAGGACCTTCAGAACAAACCTTTTATAAAAGGTTTGTTTTTAATTAGAATTCGGGGGATAATTCCCCTTCTTATCTTGATGTTTTTCTTGATTTTTACTCTTTATACGTTCTATTTCCTCTTGGGGGTTGTCTGCCAGAGCAAGTATATTGACAGCCTGCTCCAGAGATATGATGCCATCATTATATGCTTTCCCTATAGAGGCCCATTTCTCTTGGACGTCTTCACTGAAAGGTTCTGAGAATTCATGTTCAACAACCATTTTTGAAAGCTTTTCACGCAAATGAATATGAGTGACATTCATCATTATAGATACAACCAAGTTCTTTTCTCTATCCACCAAAATATCATATGTTTCCTTCAGATTGTCCCTCTTAATAAATCCGAGAACCATAGCTCTCTTCAATGCTTCACCGGAAAGAGTACCCAACCCCTTCATATTCTCAAACGAAAAATCGGGAGTAAATGAGTCAAACAAGATAGAAGAGTTCAAATCCTCCTTCTCGCTTTCTTTCATGGAAGAATATTCTGGAGGAACCAGATAATCGACAGCACTGATTTCCTTATTGGTCAATTGTAGAACCTCCCCTACTGTTTCTGCCCCCCGCAATGACTCGATAACATCAGCAGTAGCTTTTAGTTTAGGGTCTGCAAAATAGTTATTTGTATCGGCCGCCTTAGAATCAATCATCTCTTCCCGTGAACATCTCCTCTCAGTGCCGGCCCATGCCTTTTCCTGACGATAATAGATAACATTTATTTTCCCGGTAGGATTAGACACGGGAACCACCTCCCATCCAATATCAGCCTTCCTACATCTAAAAATAAAATACGGTGTCTGTAAATCAAAGTGTTCCACGGTCTTCCCCCCCTCCTTTATATAATAACCATAACCGAACGCGATTAAGTTCTCGTACTGGTCAAACAATGGACGTAAGGTATAGCCTTTCGATTTTGATATTACAAGCACTTTAACTGCAGGCTTCCCACCATCATTATATATATGGTATACTTTAGCACTCTCTGTCTCTGCCCCAGCAATGCGCTTAGCCTGCCGCATGGTAGTATTGAAACGGGTATCTTTTAGAAATTGGGTATATGCTTCAAATGCTTCATCCTTTCCTTCTTCACCGGTAGGAGTTTTCCATTTTATAGGATTTCCAAGCAGGAAAAAGAGTTCTACCTCATTGATATACCTTTGTCGGCAACGAGGCAGTTTTTCAACCTTATACGGCTCCTTTCCCTTACGCATTTTATCGGGTCGATTCATTACATCATGTGTAATAGGATTATATTCCTTTATGGCTTCCTCCACACACAAGTCACGATTCTGCATCATTGACTGGATGCGGCTTATATCCTTGTCGTGGACCAGCTGCATTAAATCACGCTCAACTCCCATGGAGTTTAAAACCTTGTTCCGTAGAACACCGAATATGGCTTCTATAAAATTCATATACCAACCGTTTAATAAAGTCCTAATTCTTCTTTACTATACTGTTTACCGACCAATATCTTACCCAACAGTTTCCCTATCGTCCAATAACGTGATGCGTCAATCAAATGGTTGTATGCATCAATCGGGGTATTGATAAATTTGCCGTCTTTATTTTGCTCATAGACATAGTTCTTAAGCTCCCTTATAAAGTTTACCGACCTCCTGGTTACACACAGCTTATATTCCATCATCTTGAAAAGCCCTCCCATTACCGAACCCTTGTATTTATCTGCAGGGAATATAACAATTCCTGCATTTGAGATTTCCTGGATAAGTCTTGGGTCCGCACTGTCCGCATACACAAACAGTCCAATGGATTTCAATGCGCGAATTATCTCGCTTGTAAGCATGTGGGTCTGATAACATAATTCATCAAAGTACATCCGGTCATCCACAATGCCACACTTAACAATAGCAGTTGGGTCCGAACTGTAGCCAAAGTCCAATCCCACCGCCACATGCTTTGCATATGCCGGAAATTCGTCCACAATCTCGAATTCAGGGAAGACAAGGCCTTCTGCCATGGCCTGCATCCCCAATCCATAAACCGTCCACAACACCTTGTTTTTATACTGGAGGGATTCTATCTCGTCGATGATGGTCTGCTCCAGAAAGGGGTTATCCTTATATGTGGATATGAAATGGAAAGTTCGTGGGTCCTTATTCAACTCGCATAGCCAATGTTCATCCGAAAATGAAGGATTGTAGTCTATTATTGAAAAACTTGTCGTACGCATGACTAGTTGTTGCCACTCCAGGAAAGAAATCTCATTTCCTTCATTACAGTAAAGAATGTCACGCTTTCTACCGCGTATTTTCTGCTCGTCATCAGTAGAAAAGAACTCACAGAAAGAACCATTAGGCAATGTATACACCATTTCGGACTTGTTCATGCACCGGTTATCCCACATCTGAAACTTGTCCTGCATTATTTCCTTGAAATCCCGGAATACGGACCCCTTAAGTGCCGGAAGCGTCTTTCTTACAACTGACAAAGATGTTCCAGGGCGTTGAATAATGTATGCCAAAAGATATATCAATATGTTGTATGTCTTGCTTGACCTGGAACTTCCTTGCGCCGACACGACCTTATACCCAGACCTTATAGCGTTATCCACCGTGGAATATATCTTAGTCGTCTGTATCAACATCTATCACGTCCTCCCTCTTGTCTATCACTTGGATAGTAATGGCATCATTCTTATTTAGTGATACATCCTCCTTTATCGGAGCATCCCATCCAAACATCTTTGACAATTTATCAATAGCATCTATCTTGTTGTACATTTTCAGCTCATATCCCTTGTCTGTGCTCTTTATGGAAAGTATAGCACGTTGTAAGCTTAACGGCAATGCCGTCACGTCTTTTACTACCACCGTGGTAAAGACACCGTTGTTCCTCGATTCTATGGCGTCAACGATATTGGCTCTTGCTATATCAGCCAATATACCAACCACTTCATCCTTGGTTATATCCGAGCGTCGCTGCATTTCAGCACGCAATTCTTTCAATCTTGCGGCAATCTTGCGGTTATTGAGCAAATCAAATGCCGTCCGGTTAATGGTCTCATCCTTCATCTTCTTACATGAGTAAGCACGACGATAAGCCTCAGAAGCATTGCCGCATTCAAGGTAATAATTACAAAAACTTTCTTGCTTTACTGTAAGCCCCATAATCGCTTTATATTTATTTCAAAGATACCCCATTGCAAATAAAACAGTAAATAAAAGAGAAGCCAATAACGAACATTTGGCAAAAGGTTTGTTATTTCATAAAAAAAGCCAGAGTTTCCTCTGGCCGAAATCACAAATTCATAATTACTTGATTAGACCTTTGACTTTTAAACGATTCATGATTTCTGTGTATACATGCCCTACATCCATACGAAATTCCTTGTATTGTCGATATAGAAACGTGATATCCGATATATTGTTTGACAAAGTGCATGGCTTCACATTGGGAAACAATTTCTCAAAAGCCATTCTTATTCCGTTCGGCATTCTTCCTCCAGCAAGTACACTAGGAGAAAAAAGGAAAAGAACTATATACATGAACTTCTTTCTCTGTATCACAGAATCCAGGTTTGGGGGAAAATCCATTTTTGATAAGATTTCCGCAAACCATTCATACATTTGCGGAATTATCTCTACATCCACCAGCATGGGGGTTGACAGTTCGTTCTCACGCTCTGATAACCTTGACTTTTGCTCCCTTATATATTTAAGTTCAGATATTGCAGAAAATTCCTTCACCATAACATAAGTATTTTAAAATAAATAGTATCTTTGCACTATGTCGTGTGAAGGAGTGGTGGAAAGTCGTGAGTCCGCTGCTCCTTATTTTTTTTACTTGATAGGTCCTTGAACTAATCTACCCTTTGTCTCTCAACCCGTACTTTCTTATGTAAGTGCTTATGGTGGATGCCGCCACGCCCATCTCATAGGCAATGTCCTTGGACTTCATCCCGTCGTTTACCATCCTCCTCAGCTTGTCCATGTCCACAAGTCTTGATGCATGTCCTTTCACTTCGACAGCAGGGGCAAGACCCAACGTCTTGCGCTTTTTTGCGGCATATTCGGGAGTGTATTTGTCTTTGGTCACGTATATTACGGTACGGTGGTCTATGCGTAAGGGATATTTCCCCTTTTCCGTTTCTCTGTGCATCTCCGCGAGGCGTTCCGCGTCCCCGTTTACCGTTGTGTCAATCTTCTTGTATCTGTCATCAATAGGGGCATGGAGCTTTTTCAGTCTGTCTACTTTTCTCATGATTTCAATATATTATTCCAATCTTGTGATACCATTTGTCCGCGTGGCTGAACCATCCAATCATGAACGGTTTGCCGAAGAGGGTTACTTTGTATAGTTTACTCATGTGTTAATTTGACTATTAAAATCGTTAATAAAATCACTCGTTATTTCAATACAAACTATATTTGCAACGCATTTGATTTGGAAGCTAACACCTCCAATCCGGCGAACTGTCATTCGCCATCCTCTTGTCCGTTCTCCGTGAGAAAAGACATTAAGCCCATTGTCCTGCAAGCTTTGGGCTTTTTTCTGTTACGCTTGACAGGGCGTATCAGGTAATAAGCTTGCTTATTTTGCAGGTAGGCAAGCAAAACGGAAAGGAGGTGTTAGCGTGAAAAATCAAATGCAAGATGAAAGCGGCAAGACGCGTATTTTCTGTCGGTATATCATAAGGAATGGTAGACGGATTTACCCAAAACATTCCAAATACTTTTCTTTCTTGGTAGACAGCAAGAAAGTGGCGTAATGCTTCCTTCGGGAGGGATGTTGCAGGCATCCCTTTTTATTTGCTTTTCAACTTCTCAAGGAACTTGCCATCGCCCGAATAATCCGCACCGATAGCTTTCTTGCTTTCGATAATCTGTTCCAAAAGGGTTATACATTCCCTTTTCACTTCTTCCACTTCATTATAACCGCAGGCTTTGTCAACCAATATTTCTATGTTTGATTTGTGCTTGGAAAGCTGCTTATTGAGTATTTCCAGTTGCCAGTAGCAGAAATCAATGGTAGCGATGTGTTCCAGTTTATTCATTCCTTTTCGAGTATTTCAATACATTTCTTTACTCCATCATCAAAACCCTGCTTATAGCCTCTCGCATGTTCTCCGATAGTATATACTAACATTGACAGCCAAAAGAGAAGGATACCTGCCACCTTATACCAACCGGGCAGTGAGATAGAAAATGGCTTGAATGTTATTGTAAGTTCGCCAACCCATAATAGGCATGTTATGAATATAGCTGTAAATAAGATTGTTTTCATATCTGTTATTTTCCTATTTTATCATGAATAATTCGGCTTTTGTTCCGGATTCTGGCTATGCCTGCTAAAACGTCCCTGCCAGCATTCATGAGGAACACGTTGCATGAAGGTATGGCGCATACCCAAATCCTCCCATTCCTCGCAATACTTCTCCAATATATCCGACATCTCGTCAAGCATACGGACATAGGCTTTATTGGCTTCAAGACCATGCTCTATAATCGGGATTGCCTTCTTCCATTCTTCATCCGTAAGCAGATTGAGGGACAAGGAAACACGGACAGCGGCTATAATTTCATCTGTAGTCCAAAAGTCGTTACCGTCCTTGACGAAATGATTTATTACTTCGTAGTCAAAGTCTTTTTTCAGCCTGCTCTTGAATGCCGCAATGTTATGCTCTCTGAAGCCAGAACTGTATGTCGTGTAGATAAGCCTTCGTTCGTAATAATCTGTTTCCGGGTAGTCTTCAAGCCTTTCCCCTAATAGTATTATCTCCATTGTCATTCCTTATAATTAAATCAGGGTTATCAAACACATTACCAACCACCTCTAATCCAAATATAAGCATGTTGCTAAACCAGGAGAATGGGGATTGATTCCCATCTACATAGCAAGCCATAAATGCCATTGATTCATTGCTCCATTTCACTACTATGTTGAAAGCTCCATCTTTTGCATATACTCTTACAATGTCGTATTCATAGATTTCTTTCACGTTCTTATCACAAAAGCCGGTGAACTGCCCCAACGTCTCTACCTGTATGGGGATATCATTGGCTCCGTCTGTTATCACGCCCAAAAGATTGCCGCTCCATAATTCTTTCGTATAATAACCATACACCCATTCTCCTTTGAAAAAATCGTCATTGATGGCCTTTGCTCTGAATTTTATTTCACGTTCATTATTAATGTCTTTTCCCATTATTGTTATTCTTTAATTTGTTATACTCATCCTCAATACATTTATTGATTTTAGCGACTTCCTCGTACCGTTCCTCATTAATCATTGCGCTTTTCAGCCATTCAAGTTCATTTATATAAATGAACCTATTACACTCTGAAACCATACGGGTGTATTCCCTTATCTCATTCAGCTTGTCCTCCATACGTCTATGCCATCTGCTTACCATGATTAGGACAAATCCTAATGCAATGGCATTGAATAAAGAGATGGAGATTTTAATTATCAGTTCTACAGTTTCCATAATAATTTTAATCAATCAATTCAAATTCGTAAACGAAGACATAAGGGTTGGACTCCCACGTCCCTTTGCCGGAGACTTTATCTATGAGGGCGGCAAAGGCTTCACGAGGGGTGCAATAAGGCTGAATGTCCCCTTTATAATAATAAGCATCCATAAAATGTGTATCTGCAATTCCGCATTGTCCTTTATAAATTCCTTCTTTCAAGCAATCTTTATCGGAGATGTCTTGCAATCTTTCGATTTTGATGTTGGTAATGCGGATGTGATGGGGCATGAGGTCAGCGCGGACAAACATCTTATTTTTCCAACCGGGTGCGAATTTGGTTTTAGTATAAAATCCTATTCCGTCCTTATCATCAAGTGCGATTTCGGGATTCATCCCTAAACTTTCATAACTTTGCGCAATGGCAACAACTTCACCGACTTTGTATTTAGGAATATTCCAACCCGTAAAGTCTCCTTTGTCGTTTTTCCAACCAAAAGCATAATTTAATGGAGATACTATGTTCCCGTCATTATCGTAATCATTTGGTTCAAAAACGGGGAATACAATATCATAAGTTTCATTTGGTCTGTCATACTTGCAGACCCTTCTCGTCATAGTCTTCCGACCTTCCAACACAGCTTGGGTTAAGCTGTATTTATCATTAAACATTATTTTCTTAGCCATATCATATAAGTTTTAATACTTCTCAAAATTTGGAATTTGCAAATAGAACGAGTTTCGAGACATGGGAAGCCAAACTGTCGTTTCATTGTTACACGTATCCCAATTACCTTCTCCAAATTCATTATTTAATGCTTCCACTATCTTGTAAAATATATCTTTTACAAAACAAGTATTAAGCACCTTCTTGCCTTTAATGACGATTGTAGGTGTATAGAGTGAGATTTTATATTCACCGCCATTAACTATCGACCAGTTACCTTGCGCTACTGTAATATGCGGATTAGTTTCATTCTTGTACTCTTGCGATATGCTTATATAACAATTGAAATAATTAGAAATTAAATCTGATTTATAAACTTTTATTCCCGTTGCTTTTTCTAGAAGCTTTCTAAGTCTATAAGCATCATTTACAATAGGAGTCATTTTCATATAAGTTTTAACGCTTCTTGTATTCCTGCTTCAAGTGCTTCTTCGTAGGTGTCCCACAGACCGCCATCATTAGTCCCCCTGGAATCATCATCTTCCTGCCACGTTCCGTTATCGGCTTTCACTATAGCATAGCCGTACCCTACAGCACTTCGGTATATTTCGATATGCAGGTTCTTGGTTTCACGAAGCCACCTTTGGGCAATAGATTGAGTTGGAGCAGAGATAGAGTAAACGTCTGTATTATAATTCTGGGCATCGTAGCTTTCATCTATCTCATACTCAGGACCACTACCTCCTTTATACACCAATTCATAAAAGCTATTAACATCTTCTTTAAATCCTGCCGCCTTTAGTAGCTTCGCTGTCTCTAATGTCACAAGTTCTTCGGTCATAATTGTATAAATAATCTAAATGTTAAAACAATAGTCGTAATGATAAAGATTAATGCGAAATGTTTCCATATTTTTACAGTAGCCTCTAAACCGTGCTTCTGTTTGTCAAACTCACTTAAGGCATAATTCAAAGCCTCGTCTTTCAACCCCTTAAGCTTGTCATTCAAAGCCTCGGTTATATCGTCTGCGATAATATGCTTCACCCTTTCTGACACGGATTCCGGATACCCTCTTTCTTCATAATTTATTTCATTCAACAAACTATGATGGAATATATAGGGTATTCCGTTTACTTCATAGGAGAGCTTGATACCGCTTTCTTTGATGTATTTCAAAAACTTTTCCTCGACAATCTCGTTTATCCTTTCTTGGTTAAATTCTGACTGCTTCTTTATCTCATTAAAATATTCCTCGTCAACAATTACACAGTTGTTTTCGAGTTTCATTACATGTGCTTTCATAATTATTCTCCTTTCAGTTTCTTAAAAAATTTCATCGGCGACACTAAGAAACCCGACGAAATGTCTTTGAAAATTTCACTATCATCATTCACTCCTAATGCAAGACAATACTCCTGCGGATTAACTTTTGCCAGTTCCTGGAGCTTCTTTTCCCGATTTACACCAGCATAAAGAATCCCAGTATATTCCAAAGTAATAGAGCCGTGCATATCTTTCAAATCTGATAGCTTTAATATTTCTCCTCTTGACATTATTCAATCTCCTTTCAGTTCATTAATTAAAGCATCAGCACAAGCAATAGCAAATCGGGCAATGCCTTTAGGTACTGTATGTTTCTCTCCCTTCTTGTAATCCGCTTCCGAACAAGCGTAGCGAACTTCTTCCTCGTCGCTTAATATTCCCTGCATTGCAGCTTTAGCCAGTTCATAACGCCTCTGTTCCCAGTCAATTACTAAATTCCCAACATTCAAAAAGTCAAGTTCGCATTCTCTGAAAACCATATTATCGCACACATATAGATTATCTCCGCTATGTTGCGCGTTGATATTTACTTTTGGGATTACATCTATCAGAACTCCGGTCGCTCTTACTCTTGATTTCATAACTAATTAGTTTTAATATATCCTTTTTCAATACACCAGCACAGCATCTCGTAGGCTGATTCCAGAAGTGTAGGTTTACTAAAGAATGCAAGTTGAGTAATATCACCATCATCGTAAAATACGCTGACGCCGTTTTCATGGTAATAGATGTATAATTCAAACTCATAATCTTCTGTTTCTATACGTTTCGGCAGCTTGTCGAGAATATCCTGCAAGGTGTAAGTAGGGGTTGTTTCCCAAAAATTAGAATCCAGTTTTTGGTTTATTACATACTCATAGATTTCAAGCTCCCACGTTACAGATTTATGTGAGATAGCGCGACACCAGCACATACTTGCATCACTCGTATCTAATCCAAGCTCCTGCAAGTGATTCATCTGTTCTATTGATAATACTTGTTTTGATTTCATAATTCGTAAGATAAAATTACAACCGTTAATGCAATGAAAATAATTGCTACTATCAAGGCGATAGATAGACATCCCTTTTCGTATTCTTCACCTTTCGATGGTGTATTTTCGTTATACCAATCTAATGGATGTTTAAATTCCATTTCTCACTCCTTTCTTTCTCCTTTTTAGCTTTATCACAAGCCGACTTCTTCATTACATACGGACAATCGCAATTCCCGTATCTTTCGTTATACCAACAGCAATAATTACATTGGTGCATTATTATTCCTCCTTATCTATCTTTACTCCATTACGATATATCTCTCCAACATTTTTAGGTTCTTCACGGGAAAGTGTAACAGTTACTTTGCCACAACTGACAAATATGTCTCCACCCAACATATGACATATTAACATTGATTGATGACAAATACTATAAAGAGAGCAATCATCACAATAAGCCTCTGAATTAGTATTCACCAATTTATGCAGCACTCCGTCTATTATTATTCCGTTCTTTACTTCCATAATCAAATACAATATCGAATAATTTTATTTTTCTTACAAAACCTTATCGAATACCTTACTGCCTTCCGTATGTCCTCATACTCCTTTGTACTATACACATTATATGTACAAAGTTTTCGCATAATTTCCTCTTCTATAAAAGGAAGAACTTCTTTCTCAAACCTGCTCATTTCCTATGTGTTTTGAGATTCTTGTTCGTTCAACATGATTTCATCTCCTTTTCTTTTAAGACTTATATCAATTGACAGTACATCCTTGTTAGCTTCGAGTATCTCGTCGAATGAGGGGATAGGTGTCCACATGTCACAAACGTAATCGCCATAATCTTCAAATTCAAAATCCGGCAATGTTACAACACGAGGTCTCCCACTTGGCGTAGGTATAATAAATCCGCTTACAATGGCTTCATTTGATACCATTCTACAAAGAACAAGTTCGTTTTGCTCCGGCAACCGTTCCTCTACGCTTATCCACGGTGATTGCTTTGACTGCCATTTAGCACTGGAAATATCCTTTTGCCATTCCGCACCGGCAATGAACCCTTGATAATATGCTGGGAATGCACTTCCGCTGCTTCTACTTTCTGCGAAAGAATGGGCAGCTTCTTCCAATGTCTGTTTCATAACTTATCCTTATTGAATGTTCTGATTTATGTAATTCACAATCTTTTCCAACTTGCTTGAAGCAAACAAGCAATTATTAAGTTGTCGCTTGCCCTCTTTCCATTCGTGGAATAATTGATAATATGGTGGACTAAGTGTACGGTCAATCTTTATGCGATATTGATTAGTCCCATACTCAGTTATAAGATTCTCAATGTATTCGTCTGAATTATCTTGATTGGTAACAAATACCATCTTATCAGTAGTAAGTATCATATTTTACCATCCTTATCAAATTCGGATAATGCCTGCTCGCAGAACTTGACCTGCTCCAAAGCATAATCCCTCTTATAAGTGATTATATCGCGTGTTGTATAGTCCGTATAAAATCGGTCTATAATGCTTTTAACATAAAACCTTTTAGGTTCCTCACAATGGTTCAGAAGAATCACGTATTCATCGTTTCTCGGATGCAAGCACAAAAAACGATAATAATTCACTTCACCATTTAGGCATTCAATCAGTTTTTCATCTGTCTTTAGATTTCCAATGTCTTCTATATTCCTTATTGGTCTCATAATTCAATATTTTTTATTATTTTTTTCTATTCCGCTCGCTCTGTACCTCTGCCATACACATCTTGCACCATGACGCTTTCAGATGGTGGTGCAATCCGAACGGGGGATGGTCTGATGGATATTCATACTATTTTATTGCTTCATAAAACACATCCATATTGTCTTGCTCTGTCTGCCGGTGGTATGCCCAAATAGAGGTTTAAACGGGATAACAGACAATACTTCCGCAGCTTTTATCTCACTTTCGTTCCATTTGAATATAAGCGTTCCGTTAGGTTTCAAGACACGCATACATTCGGCAAATCCGTCGTGTATGAGTGATTGCCAGTCTTTTGGCAGTTTACCGTACTTCTTAGCCATCCATGAGGTTTCGCCAAGTGTTCTCAAATGCGGTGGGTCAAACACCACCATGTAGAAAGAATTGTCCTCAAACGGCAAGGAGGTGAAATCGGCTATTATATCCGGTTTTATCTCTATGGTTCTGATTTTATCTCTGTCCTTGGCAGTTACTGTCTCTGAACGTCTGTCAACGAATAGGGTAAGAGGATTATACTTGTCGAACCAAAACATCCTACTGCCGCAGCAGGCATCTAATATGAGTTTATTGCTTTTCATTGTTTCTGCTTTTTTGCAATTATTTCTTCTTGAATTTGTCACATATCCTGCCGTAGCGGTCACACGCGCACACCCTATGGTCCTTGGCCTTGCATAAACAAGAGTTATCTACGAAATCTCTGGAGTATGAGCATTGGCGGCAACGGACGGGTGCAGGTGGTATATCTTTTTTCTTTGCCATTATCTTCGGCTTTCACCTTCAATTTTAATTACATTGAACATCTCTTTCACCCGGTCGGCAATATAATCCTCATACCGTTGGGAAAACTCCTTGTTCGGGTCCAGATTGGTAGTCATGTGGGTGTAGAAACAATATCTCTGCTCATAGCGCAGTTGCAAGACGGTCTGAATGGCATTGATGCCCGTACCAAAGTGTTTGGCATCCATAGGTTCCCGACCCACCTCGTCAATGGCAAGATTGTGCATACATGACCTGTCTGTGTATTGGTTTAACCCGACAATTCCTTTCTCGGCAAACAGCAAGGCAATCTCGGCAGCACTGGTGAACTGAAAGGTCAATCCAGCATCCGCGCCGCCAATACAATAGCGGGCGATTTTTGCCGCATAGTTCTGTAGCCCTTTCAGCAAAGTGGACTTGCCCACCCCAATAGAGCCGTGTAATAATAATCCCTTGCTTACATCTAATATTCCGGGAATCCCCCAAACCCATTGATAAAGGGCTTTCAGCAGTTGGCGGTTGCTGTCATCAACTGTAAAGGCCGGGGAAACGGATTTCATGGAAACTACGAGTTGGTTGCGCCAATACATGTCAATCTGCTCCCTGCTCCATTGCTTCTGATTAGCCTTATTTACCGAAGACAATTGATTTGATACCGGCAGAACTTTCGTCTGGTTTTGTATCAGGTTTCCGATTGTTTCCATTTTTAGCTTGTGCTATGATTTCGTTGTATTTTGAGTTCAAATTAGCTACGCTGAAATTCTCCAATAGCCATCCGTCTTTGACAGACGAAAGAAATACTTGAAGCGCGTACAACACAGAAGCATCGTCAACGGGCATTTGTTTCTGTTCCCGTGAAAATATTAGTTTTTGAAGTAATTGGGACATATTTCCTGCATCTTTGGCAGTCCAGTAATAGCTATCAAAGAAAGTTTTCTTGAAATACTCCTCAAAAAGAAAGCGAGCCTTAGAATTTATCTCCTTAGACTCGCTTTTTCTCCTCTTACCTCCCCCTTTCAAAGGGGGTGAGGGGGTATTATTTTTCTTTCTCTTTACTTTTACTTTACTTTGTGTACTTCTGTCGGCAATAACCTCGTTTTTGCATGCAATAACTTCGTTTTTGCGTTCAGAAACTAAGTAATCAACTACATATTCAATTTCTTCACGTCTTACAACAGCACTTCTAAATCGGTTTTGAATACCATTTGAAGTTAGAATTTTATGCTTTTCAAATAGTTCCTTATCGAAGAATTCAACTTGTATTGCTTTCTTTACCACTTCCTCTACTGCGCCCTCGGTAGTACCAATAGTATCAGCCACTACAAAAGGCAAATTCTCATCCCACCTAATGTAATACCCTTTATCTCTGTAGATATTACACAGCAGGCAGATTAGTATAGAAGTTGAAGCAGGGCCGCAAGCCCTTGATATTCTTCGAACTTTTACGTCTGAAAAGAAATCTGTATCAAATGAAAAGTATTCAAGACCTTGTTTTACGGGTCTTGCCATTCTATTTAGATTTTATTGTTCTTCCGAAGGTTACATTTCTCGCATAGAACTTGAAGGTTATTTAAAACAGTAAAACCTCCTCTGGACACTGGGAAAATATGGTCTATACATAATTTTTCTGTACTTCCACATAAATTACATTTCTTCCCATCTCTATTGAATATTTTTTGTCTAACAGAATCATTCAGTTTCATTTTCTCTTCTTGTATTGCATACCTCATATTGGAGTTTATACAATGTTTCTCCAAGTATTTATACATTGCTTCAGGTCCGGAAGGTTTTCTTTTTAAACAGTGTCCATCCAAAGCAAAAACTTCCTTATTCTTTTTCATAAAATCTGAAACTTGTTCGCAGGTCGGAATTAACGAGTTTATCACATCACCATTAGATGCATAAAATGATAATATTCTCTTTCCCTTTATTTCTTTATTAAGTAGGTCAAGTTCTCTTCTACTAAGTCGGTCAAGTCCTCTTTTCTTACTCATAATTTCTTTTTATTGATAAAAGTAATCAAATATAACCATAAATCAAAATCTCACGTTAGTTAATTGCCTTCCGTTAGAGAATACAGCCCATTTCCCATTTCCGCTATCAAACAACCGTAAGTCCGACACCTCTCCGAAACGTTTGATATTACCACATAAATCCACAATCCAGCCACATTCTTTGGAAGGATGCGGACGGATGGCACGACCGACTATCTGATACCACATGGCAAGTGACATTGTAGGACGTG